ATATGGTGCGATGACCTCGTGGGCTCCACCAGATATTTTCCCTACCGAAGAAACGCACGGCCCTCGTGGTTTGTTCATGATTGACGAACTACCAACTGCGCCACCTGCTACACAGAATGCGTTTCTACAACTTCTACTAACTCGTCAGGTTGGTAACTACAAAATGCCTGACGGTTGGTCATGTCTTGCTGCAGGTAATCGTCTAACAGACGGTGCCTCAGTCTACCAAATGCCCTCACCTGTAAGAAACAGACTGATGCATTACGAACTCGAACCTAGCTTGGATGCTTGGTGCGAGTGGGCGCTAAAGAATGAAGTCAATACTACTTTGGTTTCTTTCATGCGTTACCGTCCTAACCTTTTGTACAGTTTCAAAGCTGATGAGTATGCTTTTCCTACTCCTCGAAGCTGGTCATTTGTCGACAAGCGTTTGAGATTGACAAAAAACATGGATGATTCAAGATTATTCTTTGGTATTGCTGGTGCTGTTGGCACAGGCCCTGCTGGAGAGTTTCTTGCGTTTGCAAAAATTGCAGATAAGTTGCCAAACATTGACAACTTGATTGCTAATCCTAGTTCATACATGCCATCGGAGGATCCGGCAGTATTGTATGCACTTACAGGTGCAGTGGCTTCTAGAGCAAAAGAATCCACTCTAGAAAATATTATGAAACTTGGTAAGAAGATACCTACCGAGTTTCAGGTCGTTTTGGTCAAAAGCATTCTTGCAATTGACAAAGCGTTATTTAATCAACCTACAATACAAGACTGGGTTCGTGTGAACGCAGATGTTGTATTGTAACAACGGAGAAAATTATGGCTACAGTTCGTATGTCAAACAAACTTACCTCTGACCTCTGCAAAGAGTATGAGAAAAGTTATGAAAATACTAAACCAAAACCAGAGTACCCTGCGGCTCTTGGCGATGCTATCTATGATGTTCATGTCAAACCTATTATTGACAGAATTAAAGAAGCATCAAAGCTTAATGATGTAGAGTTCTTTGACCTTGATCAAGATGATGACAACAATTCATTCTTTATCAACAGTAGTGAACTTCATGTGCAGTTTGAAACAAAATGTTATGACTCAAAACATGATTCTAACTACGATGATTTGCCTTGGGAATTACAAAACTGGGTTAAAGAATATGAATGTAATACTGATACTCCAGAACTCCATAGTGCAGATATGCCTCTTTCAGTAGAGCAACCACTGTTGAAAGGTAGTTCTTATCGAAGTTCAGTACCCATTCGTCTTTACAAAGCGCCTCAAGATGAAGCAGTTATCAAAGCTCTTGAGATATCTAAAGCAAGACACATGTACGATATCGACAAATCAAATGAGATTGCTAAATTTGCTAAAATGTTGCTTCGTTTTCAAACGCTTAATCAAGCATTGAAAGCGTGGCCCGGTGGTGCTTTGGCAGCCATGGTACAAAAGGTTGACCCAGAAAAAATGGTAACTATTCACAAGAAAAATGTGCGTAAGGCAAAAGCACAGCAAGACAAAGGCTTTGTCGAGCAACATGCTGGTGACTTCAACGCTGTGATTCTTGGTTCAACATTACTAGGAGATGATGATTAATGGAAGATATTAAAACAGCTTTTACTCGAGCTCGTTCTTCGTTGTTGTTGAAACAACCATTCTTCGGTACGCTCTGCCTTCGACTAGGAGCAGAGTTTACCGAAGATATTCCAACAGCAGGAACGAACGGCGAAAAGCTACTAATTAATCCCACATTCTTTCTCAAACAAACTCATGAGCAAAGGGTTGGTTTGCTTGCTCACGAAGTTATGCATTGCGTTTACATGCATGTACTTCGTATTGGCGAGCGTGACCATTTTCTTTGGAATGTGGCTGGCGACTATGTAATCAATCTAGTCGTCACCGATGCTGGCATGATATTGCCTGAAGGCGGACTGCTTGATGAAAAGTATCGTGACATGACTGCTGATGAGATTTACACCACTCTGCAAAAGAATGGCGGTGCAGAAGCATTGTCTGGACTGTCTGACTTTGACGGTACTTGTGTTCAGCCTAATCCATCTTTGGCAGACAGTGGCTCACAAAGTAAACACGAAGCAAACATGCGTGTTGCAGTACAGCAAGCAGCTGAATCAGCTAAAGCACAAGGTAAGCTACCCGGTAGTTTGTCTAAACTTGTTGATGAGATTGTGTCACCAAAAGTTAATTGGAAACAAAAGCTTGCACGATTCTTGAAAAGCAACAACAAATCAGACTACAGTTGGCAAAAACCTAATCGTAGGTTTGTTTCTAACGGTTTGTATCTACCTAGTTTGTATTCACCATGTATTGAAGAGATTGGTGTTATTGTTGACACTTCTGGTTCTCGTACTGATGAAGAGCTCAATCAAGATCTAGGCGAGATATCTTCTATGTTGGTTGATGCCAATGTAGAAAATGTTCGTTTCATGCAAGCAGATACTGAAGTGACCGATGAGCAAACATTCACTCGTGAATCAATGCCTTTGAAAGTCACAATGCAAGGTCGAGGCGGTACAATGTTTGGGCCAGCTATTGCAGAAATGGCAGAGAAATATCCAAGTATCTCTTGCCTTATTTATCTTACAGACTTGGAGTCAAACGACTTTGGGAGCGAACCACCCTTTCCAGTTGTTTGGATAACTAACTCAGCTACGGAGGCGCCTTACGGTGAAATTATCGAAGTCAATTAAACACATACAAAAGTATGTAAAAAACGGAGTTCTAATACTTCTTGGCACACTTGCAGTTGCTATCGTATTACAACATATTCTAACTTTCATGATGCTAGCTCTAGTGCTAGCTGGCATGATGTATTTATCAATGAGGTTTAACTATGCCTAGTATATTATCAAGTATTACCACAGCGTTGTGGATACTTATCGAACTAATTCAATTTGGCTACATGGCCTATATTATGTGGAGGCAACGCAATAATGCTAACTATCGGAATATTCAGCGCGCTAGGTCTGCTTTTGCTAGCGCTTAAAGCTGGCGGTCGTAAAGCTATTGGTCATGATATTTTTATTGATGTGCTAATTACTGCGACACTTATGGTTGCTTTTTATGGTACTTACAGTGGTATGACTGCTGCTATGGTTGGTGGTCTTACTGCTTCTCTTGTACTATATGTTATGCGTAAGACTATGGTACATGAGAAACTAAAGCTAGAGTCTATAAACAAGAAAGCTCTTGGTCTTAATTTTGCTGTGCCAAAGTTGAAATGGGAAACAAAACAACCAGATTGGCGTAAGCACAATCAATATTCAGACGATCAAGGTTTATAATGTTGAGCAATAATGTCAGTCATAAACAAAAAGTAAAGCAGAAAAAAATGAGTAAATTAATTCGTAAAGCAGAAGAGTGGGCAGAGTGGCATGGTACATGGCTGGAATCTGCTATGAACAATTATTTTGACTACATTAGTGTAGCTACTATTAAGTCACAAATACTTGCTGCTATTCTTGAAGATGATGCAGATAAAGAAGATATTGTATATCTTATGTTTTATGAACAGTTTAAAGACTATTTAAAAAGTAGGGCTATTACTGATAAACAAAATATGTATGAAAGTCCTGATACTGTACCTACACCCGCACTTATTGATACAATGTTTGACTTAGAGATACCAATACTTGCGGACATGTATGAAACTTTTTGTGAACACTACGGAATATAAAGAATTTGCTCTTCGTATGTATAAGAAGAATTGCTCTGAACGACGTGCCTATGGCATGGAGATTCATCCTACTTTTCAAGCGTACGAAGAGTCCAATCGGAATTTCTTGAAAGAGAAATATCGTAACAGTTAGTTGATACAACCACCTGTGGAACCCAGTGCCCTAGAGGTCCGAGAGAGGCAGACGACTTCCTAAGAATCGATGCAAGATAAGCGTTGATGTACTCAACAAAACTTTAAGTTTATACTTATGATTCTAAGCGGGTCAGAGACCAAGCTAACTGTTACGAACCAATTAAGGAGTAATTATGGATAATGTAAATCAACCCCCACATTACAACACTGGAGATATCGAGTGCATACAAGCTATTCAAGCTTCAATGACTACTCGACAATTCCAAGGCTACTTGAAGGGCAACATTATTAAATATATTTGGCGTTACGAATATAAAAATCAAAAAGAAGACTTGCAAAAAGCTCAGTGGTATTTAGCAAGGCTACTTGAAACTTATGATTATGGAGAAAAAAATCATGAAAAATCTACATCGATACAACAATGAAAATTCAAGGTGGTGTGACCAAAACAATGTGCCGTATCAAAGAAACGGTTTCTTGTTTGGTCCTAAGACTGTTGAAGATCAAGTAACAGGTAATATTTTTTACACTACTAAATCTGAAAGATATAGTTGGTTAGAATTACCTGAAGGCGTAAAAGCAGAACAAATATTTAATGAAGGCGATTGGCTTATCGCTGAATATCAACAAGGTTACATTCGTTGTAAAGTTACTGGCTTTTCACCGCGTGCTGGTAATCTTATTGTTGATCGTTACTACAACGACCAATGGATGCATGTAATACCTGATGCACCGCGTAACTTATTTGAACGAAATATTCATTACTTACGACAAAGTGGTAAACATTATGGTTATGGCACAGGCGATTGGCTTAGACAAGCTCAAAAACCTGTAGTTGATGCTAAAGCCGAAGGACATACTGTAAAACCATGGGCATGGTTTGCCGTACCAAAAGAATCTATATTTAAACTTAACTTACTAGGAGTAAAACTATGAATATCTTTGCTGTAAATTCAGATCCAAGAATAGCTGCACTAGAACTGCCAGATAAACTTATACCAAAAATGATTGTTGAATCTGCACAAATGCTATCAACTGCACACCGCGTGCTTGACGGTGATGCAATTGCAGATACTAAAGGTTTGTATCAAAAAGCGTACGAAAACCACCCCTCATCTGTTTGGGTACGAGAAGATGCAATGAACTATTGGTGGTTGTGGATGCATGCGCTAACACTTTGTGAAGAATACAAATGGCGATTTTCAGTAGACGGTAATCTTAAATCTCATAAAACTGTACCTGTAATACATGCATTACAAGAGCTACCAGTAAATATTCCAAGAGAAAAACAAGGTAGGCACGCCGTGTTGGAAGACTTACCTTTATGTATGCCTGACCAATACAAAGAAACTGGTAGTCGTTGGTATGGTTATGCTGTAGATTGTTACCAAAAGTTTGTTACTCAAGACAAACCTTATATGCAAGATGTATTTAAAGCTTACACTCGTGCAATAACAAGCAAATCAGAAGACTCAACTATGTCTTCGGTAGAATATCCACCTCAATGGGTAGCTAAGAATGCCACAGCCGAGCAGATGAAACATATTACTTTACACAAACTAATGAATCCAGAGAGTGCGGTATGAAAATAAAAGAAGCAATAGCTATTGTAGATGAATTAATAACTTGTGAAATGGAGTGGTCTGATGATGAAAAAATGAAAGAAGAACTTCAAAAAGCATGGAACAAAATTAGAAGTTACCACGCACAGGCCCTCAAAAGATGACAACAAGTAAACCAAACGGAACACTTACACCAGAACAGCTGCAACGCATTCGTATTGCACTAAAACGAAGAGGTAAATTATGAGTGAAACCATAACTACAATATCAGAAGCTGTAAAAATTGTAGAAACATTTATACAAGATATGGCTGACGATAAACTAGATACTGGCGACAAAGAAAAATTAGAAAAAGCTGAAAAGCAGTTTGCCAAACTAGAACACGCTATGCGTATAATCAAGAACCGACTATGAAAACTAATATATCAATTGAACTAACGAACGATGAACGAATGAACCTTGGACAAAAGTTCTATAATAAAAAACGCATGCTAACGCGTGCCGACCTTAACCATATAGTTAAGAAATTTATAGGAGATGTCCTTGAAGCTACACCCCCCACCCCCAAACAGGTTGATGAAGACCCTTTGCTAGCCAAAGAATGGTCAAGTCTAACACAACTAAAAAACTATTTGGAAAGAGAAACTCAAGTAGAAATATTAGAGTTCAATGGTTTTGAACTTATTGTGCAGGACAATGAATATACACACATATACACACTAGGTGATCGTCTGTACAAAAAGAAAAAGGGCCTACAAAAGTAAGCCCTTTTTACACTTCATTGATACTAGGAGAAAATCAACTCCTAATAGTCTAAGTTATGTTTATGCTATTGTCTAGCTAAAATAACCTGTGACTGTAATTGTACCAGCAGCTCCAGTTCCGGGGCCAACTTGTACATGAATATCAATAGTATCGTCTGCAGTAAACTCGATTGGCTCGATTGCGTCATCATCTGCACTTAATGCACTGAAGAGTTCAATACCACCACCTTGACCAATAGTTGAACCGTCTTTAATTGCAGTAGAAGTAGCAGCAGTAGCAGTTGTGCTGTTACCGTAACCAATATCTAATACAATTGCAGGAGATCCAGCTGTGTCAATGTCAGTAGATACTACTCTTAACGCGTGCAAAGTTTCCCCTGCGTATACGTTTAGAGCTTGTATTACATCATTTACTGCTAAGACAGGAGTAGAAATAGTAGCTTTTCTTGTGAACATTTGTCCTTCAGGAAAGCCTTTAAAAGCTGAATTACTTTCTACATTTCCACTTTTTCTTAACGTTGCTATGCTTGGCATATCATCACCTTTAATATTAAAAGTTATATTTACGTATCACTTGCAAGTGTGATACCCTTAATTCACAAACATAAAGCATTTAGGATAAATGTCAACAGTCTAGGAGGACTAATATGTCAACATATGTAATAGTAAAACGGAACACTAAAAGTCCGTACACTTACCCTGACCTGCACGCCCCGTATATACAATTTAAAAAAGTTCCCATGTCTACTGCTTTTAACATGGTGAATGCACGCGTAGGTTGGGAACGTGCCAAAAAAGGTGATTATGAACATTGGCAAAAATTAATGATACAACAAAGGAGATCTAAATGAATGTAATTACACTCGACTTCGAGACCTATTACGATACAGAACACAGTCTGGCCCATCTCAGTGCTGTGCAGTACGTGCACTCGCCCCTGTTTAAAGTGTGGGGAGTTGGTATAAAAATGAATGATGAGCCTACCGAATGGTTCGGAGCTGACGAATGTGCTGACGCTATTACAAACATATCATGGGACGAAGCTGCTGTAGTTTGTCACAACACCCTGTTTGACGCGTACATACTTACCCAGTATTACAAGGTATATCCTAAATACTATTACGACACAGCAGCCATGGCCCGGGGGCTTGCACCAAATGAAAGTTCATCACTTAAAAATACCTGCGAGCGTATGTTTCCCAACGACAAAACAATGCGTAAAGGCGACGAACTTGTAAATGCAAAAGGTATTTTTGACTTACCACCCGATATAGAAGAACAAATAGCTAGCTATTGTATACAAGATGTTGACTTAACTTATGCTTTGTACAACGTTATGCAGCCTAATTACCCACAGTCAGAGCTTGACCTTATAGATCTAACATGTCGTATGTATGTAGAACCAAAAATATTTCTTAATCGTACATTACTGCAGGCCCATAAAGATGACATCGCTACAAATACTGCACAACTCATTGCTGCTTCCGGGCTTACACGTGCACAATTAGCTTCACAGAAACAATTTGCTGAACATTTAGAGTCACTCAATATCACAGTGCCAACCAAAAAATCCCAGCGAACTGGTTTGATGATTCCTGCGTTTAGTA